AATAATAGGAGGAATAACGATATGACAGCATCAGGTGGATTTTATCCATATAACCCTGCTTTAGGGCAGGAAATGCAAACAGACGTTGACAATTATGAAGTAGATAGGTCTTTTTTGGCTCACATAGAATTGACAGCATTACAGGCAGTAGCAGCAGATACAGACGGAGTTCATGCAGCTTTTGCTAGTGCAGCATCAGAGCAGGCTATAACTACTGCAATTACTAGTCCTGTATATCCTAGAAACATCACAGCAATAACAGCAGGTACAGCAACAGACGTTGAAGCAGTATCGGTTATTATAACAGGTACAGACATGGCAGACGAAGTTATAACTGAGACTCTTCCAGTTTTTACACTTAATACACAGTCAACAGTTGTAGGCGATAAAGCATTTAAGACAGTTACATCCATACTTGTGCCAGCGTTCGCAGGAGTTGTAGCAACAATAGCAATCGGATGGGGCGATAAACTCGGAATACCTTTCACTAAGGCAGTTCATAAGAGTGTTGGAACATGGTTGAATAGTGTTCTTGAAGCTACACCTGCTACATTTGCAGCTAGTACAACAGTTCTTTCAAGCAACACTATGGACTTAGACACAGCTTTAAATGGTACAGTGGTTGATAGTTATTTGGTAGTATAAATCGAGAGGGTAAAACCTCTCTTTTTTAGGAGGAATTATGAAAATACCTAAGAAAATTAAAATAGGTGGCATTATTTATAGCGTTGAACTTACGCCTAAACCGTGCAAGTCTAACTTGGAAGTAGACGGTGAAATAAGGTATTCAGACCAAATCATATCGATTAGAGAATGTGTTCAGTGTGGAGGTTGAGGAATTATGAACATTATAATGAAGAAACAGACTTTATACAAAGGCGACACTTTGAAGGTTGGATGCAAGACCAGTATAGATAATAGAGTTGCCGAAAGATGGATACGTAATAAGATAGCAGAGTATTGCACAGAAACCAAAGAGATAGTCAAAGAGTCTTTCTTATTAGGTGAGGACATTAATGTCCCTAGCAAAACAGATGCGATACCAGAAGAAAAAGTAATAGAAACAGTAGAAGTCATAGAAGAAGAAACGCAGGAGGTGACGGAAGATGTCCCTTTATTCGGTTTATGCAACGACAACAGAGCTAGCGACATACCTAGGAATAACAGTAGCAAGTCTACCAGCGGACGCAACAAGACTACTCACAAGAGCAAGTGAGCTTATTAAGTATGCTGTAATAGACAATATAGACTCCACAAATGACGATCACACCGAAGCTTTACAGCTTGCAACCTGTGCGCAAATAGAATATTGGCTTGAAATGGGTGAGTCTATATCTATATCAAGCGGAAGTTACAAAAGCGTAGGGATTGGCTCGTTTTCAGTATCTTATACAGGTAGTTCAGCAAGTCAACAATTAGCTGTAAGGTCAAGGACTTATTTGCAAGACCAAGGTTTGTTATATCGGGGGGTGAAGACTAATGCGTATTCCTACGGCTCTCTTGACTCAGACTTGTCTAATTAAACCACTTATTGGTATTACACCAAAGGGTCCTAAATATAACACAGAGTTTTCAGCAAAATGCAGACTCGAACTCATAAACAAAAGATATGTGAGTCCGAAAGGCAAGGAATATACAAGGCATGGGCGCATATTTTTACTACCTGATGCGAATATCTTAGCATTAGAACAGGACAGCATGATAACAATTGACTCAGTGGAGTATATCCTAGCTGAGAAAAACACACAAAGAGGCTTTACGGTATCACACGTGGAAGGGGTTGTTGTCTAATGGCTAGTAATGTGCGCATAACATGGAATAGTAGCAGAGCTATTGCAGCAATAAGGACAGCGACTGAAAAAGGTGTATCTGATGCCCTTGAATATCTACTAGAAAAGTCAAACAGCATAGCACCTCTTGATGAAGACACACTCATAAGAAGTGGTGAGACCGACATTAATGTCGGGAGCAAAGGCGTTGAAGGTAGTGTGTTTTACGACACACCTTATGCTGCAAAACTACACGAACACCCTGAATACAACTTCCAAAATGGCCGACAAGGTAAGTATTTGGAAAAAACTGTATCGAGTGAAACCATGACAGTTAGAGATTATATACGTAGAAGTTTACGAGGTGCATTATGATACTAGCTGAACAAATAGCCTTTTACTTAGATAGCAAAGAATTAGGCAACTACTCAGATTGCGACACAGACGGGACTATACATATCGACAGGCTTCCTGATGGCGAGAAGCTTATAGCTATTTACAATAGGTCGGGTAGGCCATCGGACTCTAAACTCGGTTATCAAACAGCAGGAATACAGATAATTTATAGAGGTGATAAAAATCCAATCGAGTCCATGGACATTGCAGATGAGATATTTTTCACTATGCAAGGCTTTTATAATGACTATTTCTTGACAACTTACGGCAATATTATCGTGGGTTGTATGTCTGAAAATGGTGGCCCGTATGGGTTAGGCGCAAACAAAAACAGCAATTATGAATATACTATGAATTTTAATATTGACTATAAGAAAGTATAAGGAGGGAAACTCATGGCAGCAATAAAAGTATTGGCAAGAGGTTGGACTGTAGAGATTGACGATCCTGACAATCCCGGTAATTATTCAGAGATTAACGGACTTACATCACTTACATTTGACACTGAGAAAAAGGATGCAAACACTACATCTTTTGACGATGTAGGATTTGAGACTCATGTCGTAGCTTCAAGAAACAAAAAGCTAGGATTAGAGGGATTTTACCTAGAGGATCAATCTACACTTGCAAGGGATGATGGTCAACAGCTAGTCGAAGAACTTAGTGAATTTATGGATGCTGCATCCATCGGCACATTTAGAATAACATCACCGGCAGGTCGTACTAGAACATTTCGCGCATCGGCAGCAGTATCAGGCGTGGGTGGAGGCAATGACGATCCTACAGGCTGGAAAGCAGACTTAGCAGGTTCGGGTGAAAACGCTATTGATGCAATTGTGGCATCGGCTGGAATTTCTGCGCTAGTTGTTAGGAATGCAGCAGACGATGGCGATGCAACAGCAGCAAACTACTTACCTACATGGGCAATTGGTACATACATCTATGCAGTTACGTTTACAACAGAAACATCATTCAGAGTTAAGCCAACAGCAGCCTCACACACTATTAAGATATACGTAGATGGGACTTACTTGGAGTCAGTATCATCAGGCGTATCATCAAGTGCAATATCTCTAGCAGCAGACGCATCTAAAAAGGTTGTAATTAAAGTCAATGAGGATGATAAATCAACTCTTACTTACGACATAATGGTAGCAAGAATATCATAATAACAGGGGGGCAACCCCCTTAAATCTTAGGAGGATATATAATGGCTAATAATTTTAAAGATTTTGATGAATTTTTCGGCGAAATGGAAAAGAAGCCGCTGCTTGAAATAAAGCTTTATGGTAAAACATATGAGTTACCTGCGGAATTGCCTGCAACAACTATGCTTGAAACATATAACGCTTACAAAAACGGAGCTGCTGAAATATCAGATGCTAAACAGTTTGAAATAGCAATAAATATGATAGGTGAAGATGTTGTAAAGGAATGGTGCGACAACGGTTTGACGGTATCACAGCTTACTGATATTATGATGTGGATAGTTGAACAGCATACAGGAGGCAAAGCGACAGAGGGAACAGGTGCAAGTAACGGAAAAAAGTAAATGTGCTTGAAAATTGGGCAATAGTAGAAGCTGATTTTCAAAGGGAATATCAAATTAATCTTATATGTGATATAAAAACGATGAATTGGAGAAGATTTATAGTCTTATTAACAGGCTTATCACCAGATTCGTTATGGCATCAACTCAATAGTAATGACAATTCAGAGCAAATCATAGAAGATCCAAAAATGGCAGAAAGAGCAGTAAATAACATTTGGAAATAAGAGAGAAGGTGAGTTCATGGCCTTGCAAGTTGGTGAATTATTCGCCTTAATAAGCGCGGATGATGGACAGTTTAGGTCTGCGCTTAGTTCGGCTGAGTCGGCATTTAAGAAAGTTGGCAAAGGTATATCAAAGGCTGGCAAGTCAATGACAAAGAATGTTACAGCACCTATAGTTGGCATTGGTTTGGCGGTTGTTAAAATATCAGCAGACTTTGAAAAAGGTATGTCAAAGGTGCAAGCTGTTTCGGGCGCATCAGGAAAAGATTTAGACAAACTTAGGCAAAAAGCTAAAGATATGGGCGCAACAACTAAGTTTTCAGCGACTGAGTCAGCAGAAGCTATGAATTTTATGGCAATGGCTGGTTGGAAAACAAATCAAATAATGGACGGACTAGATGGTGTTATGAATTTGGCAGCTGCATCAGGTGAGGACTTAGCAACCGTATCTGATATTGTTACAGATAGCATGACAGCATTTGGCATGGAGGCAAAGAAATCGGGTGAGTTTGCTGATTTATTGGCTGCTGCTGCAAGTAATTCAAATACCAATGTTGCAATGTTGGGTGAGTCATTCAAATATGCTGCACCCGTTGCAGGTGCTTTGGGATTTTCGGCGAGAGATACATCATTAGCATTAGGATTGATGGCAAACGCAGGCATTAAAGCAAGCCAATCAGGTACGTCTATGCGGTCTATTATGACCAACTTAGTTAAGCCTACAAAATCATCATCAGTAGCTATTAAAAAATTAGGACTCGAAATACTAGATAGTAAAGGCGAAATGAAAAGCTTTGACACGATAATGAAGGATTTGAGAAAAGGTTTCTCAGGTATGACTAAAGACCAAAAGGCTGCTACTGCTGCAAACTTAGCAGGGAAGAATGGTATGTCAGGATTGTTAGCGGTTGTCAATTCGTCTGAGGCTGATTTCAATAAGCTAGGCAAAGCACTAGATACAAGCAAAGGTAAAGCAAAAGAAATGGCCGACATAATGGGTGATAACTTCGCAGGTCAATTAACTAGGCTTAAAAGTGCACTAGAAGGTGTAGCAATCCAGCTCGGTGAAGTATTAGCACCTGTATTGAAAAAGTTAGTGAGTAACTATATACAACCTGCTGTGGATGCATTTGCAAAACTTAGCAAGGAACAGAAGACTACAATTGTAGTTGTTGCTGCAATAGTCGCAGCAATAGGCCCATTATTAATAATAATTGGCGCAATGGGTACTGGTGTTGGAACAGCAATTGCAGGGTTTAGCGCGTTAGCTGCTATATTTAGTCCTGTTGGACTTGCTATAATTGCAGTAGTAGCTATTATAGGCATACTTATAGCTGCTGTTATAGACTTATGGAATAATAGCAAAGAGTTTAGAGATGATGTTAAAGGGTTGTGGTTAGATATACAAGTATTTATTGGTAAAGTTGTTGATAAAGTTACTGAGTTTTGGGAAGAGTGGGGCCCGACAATAAAGCTTATATTTAAAAATATCTGGGCAGGCTTAAAACGCATTATAGGCGACTCTTTGAAGGATTGGCGTAGCGTTTTTAAAATAGGTTCTGCGCTACTCGAAGGTGATTTCGAGACAGTATTTGAAGAAATTAAGAATATAGTTGTTAGAAAAATGAAACTTGCACAAGATGCAATAAGAGCAGCTATTTTCCTCACACAAGACTTATATAATTTACAAAATAAAATGGCTAAAAAAACTGATGATTTAAAATTAGCAAAAGATATAGCAACAAGTGGGACACAAGGTTTAGCACGTGTTAAAGGCAAAAAACAAGACCTAAAAGGTTCTAGCTCTATACAATTCGATATGGGCAAGGTTACTAGTCAATCTAATATATCAGGTACTAGAGCTACAGGATACCAACAGCATTATGCATCTGGAACAAATTTCGCGCCCGGAGGGTTATCTTTATTAGGTGAAAGTGGCCCGGAATTGGTCGATTTACCACGTGGTAGTAAAGTCCACACAAACAGAGAAACAAACAGGATGCTAGGCGGTGGCGGTGGTATGGATATAAACCTATCAGGTACTATAAAGGTTGACACAGGCAAAGGCATGGAAAATCTAAGCAGTAAAGCTGTAGAAAAAATAGTAGCACAAGCAGTAATCAATAATGTTAATAGGTTCAAACGATAGGAGGGTTCGGACATGGCACAATCAACATTAACAATATCAACAACAGAGTACGATCTGCACATCATGAACTATTCCGAAAAATTTGAGCCTATTCTTGGTAAATATGCAACCGTTGCAGATCCTGCAGATTACGGTGCAGATAACAGTGTATTAGTTGCAAATGGTGTAGCTAAACACGTGTTCACCGTTCAAGGGTGGTGTACAATTGCTGAGAGATTAATATACATAACAGCATTAAAAGCTACAACAAAGGTATATCCTGTAATATATCCTAACTCAGGTGCTACAAATATTATAGATGCTAGTGCTTGGTATTATATACAATCGTTTGGCGGTGATTTTGAAAATGGTACTTTAAAATACTGGTTCAGCATGGCTCTTGTTTATGGAGGTGCATAAATGCAGTTATTATCAGAAGCTAATTGCAACATAATATTAAATAATAATTTTGTTGGCGTTGAAGCACCTCTTTTATATGTTGATATAGGCGGAAAAACTAACATAAAAGTATTGACTTTTGGATTATCGCGAGAATTTGGAGCATTAGCGCAAGGATGCACAATAAGAATTCCAAATGTTGATCCTGTTAATCCTATAGACACTGGTTATTATAATCAGCAACGAGATGCTACGGACTATAATAAACCTGCGAATGAGTTTGCAGACATTATACAACCTGGGGCATTAGTAACTGTTAAAACTGGTTACGGTGACAGTAATACAGTAGACACGGTACAGGTGTTTATAGGCACAATTGATACAGTAAAGGCTAAGTTTGGCAGTAATGGCGAAGCAACTATAACAATACTGTGCAGAGGAAAGTCAAAGAAAACAGTAGAGAGTACAATTTTTAGGACGATAACGACAACGGGTGCAATAGGCTATTGGATAAACTATCCTATAACATCGACCGTAACAGAGTTTTACTTAAAATATGCTGACACTAACCCATATCTATATGAAATTTGGGTTGATGCTTGTATGAGATCAGGATATGCAGAGGTAGATTTAGATTGGGACACAACTTGGACAACTAGGCAAAGTAATTGTGATGGTGATGCTTTCAAAATGTGTACAGGTACATGGATGGATTTAGCTCAGAAAGTAGCTGATATTCTAGGCGCGTATATGTATGAGGACGAAGATGGAAAGATGAACCTCAAAGTCGCTAACAATCAAGTTAATGCAGGTAATGACACCCTAACTCTAAATGGCACCACTTATACAACTTTGGAGGACGGCGGTTATGCAAGGGCAATCTATGAGTCGATAGAAGTTACAAACTGGATGTCTACAGAATACACAAGGGCAGATTGGGACTTTGATTATGCTTCAAATAGTATTAGACGGTCGGCAGGTTCAAGTATCGGTGATGGTGAGGAAATTATTGTTACTTATACTTATTGTGCATGGGTATTCAGACCGAAAACACTTTTCGGCATAGAACAAATAGTATCACACGATGATATGTACGGCAGGATAGTTGCTACTAACGAGGAGTTGAAGCTAGTATCTTCGACAACACTTGATGCATTGGGGGACGGCTCAGCATTAAGCACAAATAAGACACTCATAGAGGATGTTCCAGAATACGTCAATCAGACTCAATTGGATGCTTATACTGCTGCAAAAAGGCTAGAAATGCGGAAACATTATTTCAATGTATCGTTAGACTGTGTAGCTGTTCCGCATCTGCGAGTTAGGGACATAATATGTCCTTTGTTGTGGGGTACAGTGACAGGCTTATATGAGATAACAGGGTTCAGCCTTGATTTTGATGCAGAAACAGGACTAGAAATGACGATAGAAGCCGTGTATTATGGGAGTTCGGGGGTGTATTGATAATGAAAAACGACTCTTTTATGAATAGTATCAATAAGTTTATCGACAAGAAAATAGAACAAAGGTATTCCAATGTTGCTTATGGTAGATCATTATTCAGAGATGGGGATTATGATATTGTTATAGGTTCAACTAATGATGCTATGGTTGTGGAGTATAAAAGTGGTGGTTTAGTCAAACTCGCTATGGGGTTTGTTAAAGATACGACTGATACATTTGATGAACCTGGAATAGTGTTTGGTGCAGGCAATGGATATGGTGACAATAGAGGGTTTATAACTAAAGATACAAACTCTCTAAACTTGTATTATATTGGCGATATATCTGAAAGTGAGGTCGCAGGTTTTGCTATATATAAGGATAAAATTGAAAGTACTGTGCCTATTACAGTAAATGCAGGGTTAGGTGATGAGTTTGTTGTTGATGCTACCAACTGGAATGCCAAATTAACAGAAGCCGATGCAAAGACAATTGTCGAAGATGGCGGCAAGGGTTGGAATATAGCTAAGTTAAATATAGATAATACGGCAACCGCTTATTGGGATGCAGGAGGTGTCGAAACAGGGGCTACATCAGCAGCAGCTCAAGCAATCATAGATTTAGCTTCAGACCTTCAATTAGATGCAGCTTTACCAACAACTATAACAATGAATGCCGCTGGAATTAAAGCAGAGACTACAGCGGATGCTACAAAATATGCTATATTAGATTATAGAGGACTATATATTCATAAAGGTGCTATAACTATAGAAAATGCAGCAGGTACTTCTACCATGATTAGCGGGGATGGGATTGTAGCTGAATATATTATAGGTAATACAATTACAGGGGTAACTCTCCAAACTGGAGATACTAATGAAGATAGGGTAATAGTTAGTGATACTGGTATAGATAGTTATGACGATGATAATTATACTCATGGTTTACAAGTCGATATGGACTTTGCTGATTTATCGCTATATTATAGAAATAATAGAATGTTTAAAATTGAACACAATTACCTTCTTGGGAATTCACAAATGACTTTCTGGGATAATATTATAGGTAAAGGTACTGCATCAGCTTGGTTTGCGTTGGGTGCTTGGGATTTTGGTAATGCTACAGTAACAGGGTTAACTGCTGTCTGGGGTTAAGCTGTAGAGAGAAGGGTGTATTGTGAGAAAAATAAAATTCAAAAATGATAAAACTATTGTTATAGAAAAAAGTGAACATCACAAAAAACTTAAAAATAAAGTGCCTAAAAATATTAAGTATAAAACTGGTGTTGTAGAAAATAAACATATTTCTACTCCACATCCTATTCAAGAAAGTCTTATCAAGAATGGGAGTGAGATATAAATGGCTACAACTAGTATTGATACATATACTAGAGTTAGCATCACTTGTAGTGCAATCAGTCTAACATATACTTCAGACAAATATAATTTTCAGTTTCA